TCACCAACGCCGCTTATGCGTGGGCCGGGGGAAAGGCCGACACCTACGCTTACAAGGCCACCCTCAACGCCCTCTTCGCCCTGCAATGCCTCACGCTTGGCGGATGGGGGACGGCTTATGTTCTGGATCGGATTCTCGGTTTCACTCGCCGCGGCCGCGCTGCTCGGCTCGCTCTTGAATCGGATCGCCGTTCATCGCGAACAGAAGGCGGAAGATGACCAGTGAACCTGCCGGATATCGTCCAACTGGCGCTCGGACCTGCGGGGGGCCTGATCGGGATCGCCTTCGGGATGGGCGCGGCGGCCGGCTGGGGATTTGCCGCCAAGACCGTCCTCAAGATGGCCGAGCGGGAACGGCTGGAGTGTCATCGCCAGCTCGAGGCGGCGCAGGCCCGCGTCAAGGAAGTGGAGGACGCCTACCGGCACGGCATGGAGCGCCAGCTCGGCCAGGTTCGGCAATCCAGCGTCACCCTGATCGAGAGAGAGCGTAAGTGAGCGACTGGTCTGGTTTCCTCTACACCACCCTGGGCGCCGCTGCGGGCGCGGTGACGGCGCTGTTCTTTCGTCCGTGGCAGGACATGAGCCGCATCCAGATCGCATTCGCGGTCTTCGTCGGCTTCAGCTTCAGCTTCTTCGTCAGCCCGCTCCTGTTTCGGAACATCTCCGACCAGAAGGTTGCCGGCGGGATCTTCTACCTCATGGCGACCGGCTCCAATGCCCTGATCCCGCTCGCGGTCAAATGGCTGGGAATATTCGTTTCAAGCAGGAACGACCCGTGACGCCGCATCTGCTCCTCTGCGGTAGCGCGCTGGTGCGCCTCGCGATAGCTGGCCTCGTCACGTTCAAGCTGGTCTGGCGCTTCCATCGCCTAGGCTGTCTGGAGCGCATGGGCCTTGCGCTATTCGGGGGCTCCTCCCTTCTCACCGTGGCGCCGATCCTGCTTCGGCAGGACACCCCCTACGACGATTGGACCGGCCTCACCTTCGGCCTCGGAGTGGCCCTCTACCTGCTCGGCAAGCTCATCCGTGAATGGAATTATCAATGACCATGCAACCATCGCGAGCCTGTCTCGACCTCATCAAGCGCTTCGAGCAGTGCCGTTTGAAGGCATATCTGCCGACGCCGGATGACGTTCCCACGATCGGCTGGGGCTCGACAGGCCCGGACATTCGCCTCGGCATGGCCTGGACGCAGGAGCAGGCGGACGCACGCTTCGCGCTCGACATGGCCCGCCTCGCCGACAAGGTGGAAAGGCTCCTTGGCGATGCACCGACAACGCAGCATGAGTTCGACGCGCTCGTTTCGCTGGCCTACAATATCGGCACTGGCGACAAGGGGCTAGGTGGAAGCACGTTGCTACGGCTGCACAAGGCCGGCGACAAGGCCGGCGCCGCGGCACAGTTCGCCCGCTGGAATCACCAGGCCGGGAAGGTTCTGAACGGGCTGACGATCCGGCGCGCTGCAGAGGCGGCCCTGTACCGCACGCCTGAAGATGCTGCGGACCTTGCCGCCCGGCTGAAGCGGGAGGCTGAGCGGTGAAGTTCAACTTCCTCCGCAGCAGCCTGACTGGCGAGTTCGAGCTCGGCCGCGTGATGCTGGCCGCCAGCGGGTTCTTGGGAATGACGACGCCGATCGTGTTCCAGGTGCTCGACATGTACCACAACGGTTGGCACTTCGACGTGACGCCTTGGTGTCTCGCCTACGATGGCGGGCTCGCCGCGCTCGGCTCCATCGGCGTCTTTGCGATCGGCAAGAAGGAAAAGGACGTCGCCGCCGCCGCTGCGACCCAGGCCGCGACTGCCCAACAGGTTCAGGACACGGAGCAGTCTAAGTGACCCGCCTCTGTCGCTTCCTCCAGCTTCTCTGTGGTGCTCGGCAGCGGGGCGGTTGCGGGCCGGGCTTGATACCGGCTTCTCTGCCCCTGCCAAAGCGCGACGCGGCTTCTCCCCAATCGGGGAACCGGGTGGGGAGTCGATTTCTCGACCGGCCTTTCGGCGTCCCGGCTCATACACCAACGTCGGACCTCACGAGCGGCTTTGGACTCATCTGTTTCCAGGCCGACGCACCGCTCGCTAAACCACTGCCGCGCTTCCTTCAGCGCCGCCGCAACCGTCCCCATTGCCTACCACAATCCGGCCCCGAAAGGAATAGGCCATGACCTATCCCCACCTCATGCCTCTGACGAGGCAGCCGGTTTACGGTCCGGTGTTCTGGCCCGGAAACTACGCAAGGCTCATGTGGTTGGGGAAGTTGCTTGAGGAGGGGAGGGGCTGATGTTCGGCTTCCTCGGCATCGAAGCTGGCGTGACGGGCTGGAAGCTCGCCGCCGCGCTGTTCAAGAAGCTCTGGTGGTCGCTGCCCATCATCGGGCTCACCATCGCGCTCCTGCTCACCCGATCGACGCTGGCGCATACGAAGGTTGACCTCGCCACGTCGCGACAGGAGACGGCGAACGAGCGCGCGGCGCACGCCATCACGAAGCAGTCGCTTGCTGAGGCCAACGGCAAGATACGTGACAACAACAACAGGATCAAGGCGGCGGCCGACGAACTGGCTCGCGAGAAGGCCGAAACCGCGGCGAGCGAGGCGCACAATGCCAAGCTGGCGCAGTCGACCGACGCGGAGATCGCCGCCCTTCGTGCGCGAGCCAATCAGCCTCGGAAGCCCTGCACGCTCTCTGACGAGGCTAAGCGGGAACTGGAGGGACGATGATGGAAAGGTTGGGAATCCCAACGATTGTTTTGCTGGCGCTCGCGCTGGCCGGCTGCAACGAACACCCGCAGTCGATCGGCGAGCATGTCGTCTATCAGGACAGGCTGGTCGAGGTGCCGCGCCCATGCCCGGTGAAGAACCCCGTTCGGCCGGGGGATGCCAAGACGCACGGCCTGGCGCGCCCCTTGCCCACAGATCCCGCCGCGCTGGTGGACATCCTGCTCGCCAAGCTGAAGGAGTGGGACGGGCCGGGCAAGTATGCAGATCAGGTGTCGGCTGCGATCACGACTTGCACGAAGCCATAGTTGACGGTTCAAAGAGCGGTTGCGGGGTACGGCCGGAGCGCATTGGATAGGCTCCGCGCTCCGGCTTTCCCGCTGTGCGTCCTATCCGGCATACCGCGGCAGGATTTGAACCTGCGACCTCCCGCTTCCAAGGCGGGAACTCTACCGGACTGAGCTACACCCAGATTGAGGGTGCAGCAGTGCGGCCCTCACCTGTGTCTGGTGGTGGGTCGCCGTCGCGGGAGTGTGCGTGTCGTTCGCATTGGCTCCCCCTAGACGGTTCGAACGTCTATTTCAAGATTCAAAGTCTCGCGTCCTGCCAATTAGACGAAGGGGGAGTGGCACCGGCGGCAGGAGTCGAACCTGCTGACATTGGTTTTGGAGGCCATGTCACGCCCGCGCGCTCGCCGATGGAGAAGTCGACAGGACTCGAACCTGCATGATCCGGGGTTGCAATCCGGCGCCTAGCCTTTCAGCCACGACTTCAGAAAATGGTGCCAGAGGATGGGATCGAACCACCGTCGCGCGGACCTTCAACCCGCCGCTCTACCGCTGAGCTACCCTGGCTTGGTGGCAATGGTTGGGATCGAACCAACGACCATCCCCTTATGAGGGGGAAGCTCTACCTCTGAGCTACACTGCCGAGCAGTGAAGCCGCACGAACAGCTTCACCAACAGGTGGTAAAGGGCATTCGTTGGAGGGAGCGTATCTGTCGCATTGGTCCTCAGTGCCGGAGCGACAAGGGTTTAGCGACACGTCCAATCCGAATGTAGTGCCGCCAGCATTCGCGCCAGCGCCGGCATATTAGGGAAGGCCGCGGAATCCGTCAAGCGCACCGCGCGAGGATCGTTACCCGACAGGGCGGAAACGGCGCAGCCGGTTCCGGGAGCGAAGCGAGTAGAGCCGTGCCGAAGGCCGCGCCCAAGCTTAAGCTGCTGTTTTACGGGAGAGCTTCTTTCCGCAGAGGGTGCAGGTCATTGGGCGACTGCGGGCTGGCTATCGCACAGGGCGGCGGGCAGAGGGGCGCGATGAACCATGACGCCCCAATGTACGTAGGGCAGGCGCCTCCGAAGGGCGCGGGCTTCCTCCCAAGTCGCAAGCGGCTCCCGCTCGACGCGCCCGCAGCGGCAGACCTTCATGAGCGCCTGCCCTACGACTCGATAACGGCGTGGATCGGACAGCGAGACGTTCGCCGAACTGTCGAACACGTACCAGTCGTGCCACTCATGAACGTGGCGAAGGCGTCGGTGCCATTCGAGCAATCGCTTCAGCAAGTCACACCTCCCGCGATAGTCGATACTCGCCGCGATAGCGGCCGAGACAACGAAGATTGGCTCGGGCTCTGCCGAGTGGCGACGGTTCACCGAAGGTGAAATCGCCCAAATCCCTATAGATTCCATACCAAAACCAACCCCCAGAGGGAAGGGGAACTGGTTCTTCGTGTCGGCACGAAAAACTCCGCAGCCCACCATTCCTCACTCCTTAAGCTGGTCCAAGGTCTTATACGGCAAGAGCTTTTCCAGGCACGCTTCGGACAGCCGCTTGAGCTCCTGCGCGTCGCGATCGTACGGACGGTTCTCTGCGTAGGCGATCCAGCCTTTGAGGATGGAATAGGGGTCGTCAGTCATGGCCGTACCTCGCGAATCTCCACTGGTCCGTCTTGGCCGTAGACGAGCGCATAGTGGTTGATCTCGCGCGCTGCTCGAGTCCGCGGACCTACGGCGCCGGCAACCATCATGCCGTCTTGCCAGAGCTCAAAAGCCGCTTCGTCCTCTTTCTCGTCAGTCATACTTAGTTTCCCTTGGATATTCAGCAGGTTGGGCGCCTGTCCGCCTTCGGCGGCCACCGCGCTACCCTTGCTTCGCACCAAGCCGCTTCGCGTCTTGGCCCTTCGGGAGGGTATCGCATGGCGCGGTGAGAAATGCCTTGAAGTCTGCCGCTGCTTGCGGGTCCACATCGGGGCACAATAGCAGGCACGCCCCGGCCTCGCTATCGCGCTTCAAATCCCACTCGCCCTCGCGCCACATCCCGACCAGCCATGCGCCCATGCCGGCTGCTGCCCGCACGTCTGGACAGCCTTGCGGCGAGTGGTGGCCGAAAGGGCATCCTGGACCGTGCATCTCTGGGCCAACCCAAAGCTGGTACTTCCGAAGGCCGCAGGTGCGACAGTGCTGACATTCGGGCCTGCTGATGCACATCAGCGCCTCCTTGCCGCTTCGACGCTGCAGGCAAGGGCTGCAACCTTCCGCCACCACCCCGCGGCCAACTCGATATCGAACGCTTCGGCCACCTCGGCGCAAACCTCGTCGGCACTGACGGTCTGGCCATTGCCGTAGGTGTGGCCGATTCCTTCGCCGGCAAGAGTGTCGAGCAGGCTTAGAGCCTTCGCCAAAGCATCCCTGCGCGCCGGATCGTCACCCGAAGGGCCGAGACCGCTTGCGGGCTCGGGGAGCGAAGCGAGTAGAGCCGGTTCCCGAAGGGCGCGCCCATCCTTTTCAGTCATTCCGTCTCTCCGGTAAGGGAGGAGAGGGCTTCACGAGCGCGTCGGAAGTCGCGCAGACACAATCCGCTTTCGGCACCGACCGGCATGTAGACCTGAACCTGATAATCGTCGGGCCATGCCGCTTCCCGAACGGGGACGCGAGCAAACGGCTCCAGCGCCTCTCGTAGCACCCCTTGAGGGGAGGGGGTTGATAGGGTGGCGACCCGTGCTCTGAGCCGTTCGATCTCGTCGGCGGCTTCGGCGCCATCGGGGTTGATGGCCTCCCACACCTGACCATTGGTCCACGTCTTCGCCACACCGTCAGTAGAGATCGAGCCGCCGCCAGTCTCCAGGTCATAGCGCCGCCGCTTTGCGCGAAGCCGTTCGACCAGTTCATCGCTCATATCGTTGCGGGGTGTCTCCTTTGGGGTGAGGGCTTCCACATGCTGCGGCAGCGGCGAGTGCTTCGGCTTGTTGCGCTGCTTCTCGCGGATCGCGTCGACCTTCGTCCAGACCCGCGCCATTTCCCGGTCGCCCTCGGCCGCCATGTCGAGATCGTGCGCGAGGCAGAGCGCCGCTAAGGTGTTCATGACGCCGCCGACCTCCTGCCCGATTTCGCCGATCGGACGGCCGAAGGTGTAATCGACGAGCTGATGCGCCTCGCTCGCGGTGCAGCCCGCCGCCTGGACTAGCTCCAGGGCCTCCTCAAGGAAGCGGTGGTTACGCTCCGCCTTGTCGCGGGCGATCTCCTCGCCGAAGCAGGCGATCAGCCATTCGTCGACGCGCTGCTGGAATGGCAATTCGCGTGCTCTCTGCTCTAAGCTCATATCGTTGTTCATGGTTGTGTCCCTCTAGGGGTTGGGCGATGCCGCTTCGCGGCCCGCGCTCTCGCCTTCGGTCGAGCCGCTCTTCGGCGTCTCGATCCCTTCGGGACTTCGATCGCTATCGCGGGCGCATCGCTCGCACGGCCAGGAACCGGAAATTAGCAAGTCGTCGTCGATGATGCCGTGGACCGTGCCTGTGCTGTTGCAGCGTCGGCACAGGGCGCGCTGGACAGCAGCCGAACGGTCGAACATGCCTTCGAGATAGGCAGCCATGATCTTGCCGGGGTAGAAGCCCACACCCCGCGCCTGGGCTTGGGCGATCGCCACCTCAGCAGCTTTGCGCCTCGCCTTGTCCAACTCGACGCGCGCCGGATCGAAACCCGAAGGGCGAAGACCCGCAGGGGCTTCGGGCGTAGCCTGAGAGCCGGTTCCCGAAGGGCGCGCCCCAATTTCCTCAACCATCTCAATCACCTCCACCATAAACCACCCCCTCTCGGATATTGAGAGGGGGTCATGCTGCGAGCTTCACTTGCGGCCGATCGAAGAAGGTGCGTCCGTCCAGAGTGTGGCCGCCCTTGTCCGCCCCGCGCCCGCCGACCTGCTTGAAGTTGAACACCCGCCCGAGCTCGGCCGCCTGGCGTTGCAGTGAGCGCGGCCAATCGAGGTTCATCGGCCGCGCGTTTGGCCCGCTCTCGCCGCCGACAATGATCCAGTCAGGCGCGTTCTTGTCGAGGATGACGGGGCCTAGCAGCGGTTCGAAGCTGCCGAAGGTGAACAGCGGGCGAAGCTCGACCGCGGCATCGCGAAGCTTAATCCTGTCTCGATCGTACTCGAACTGGTCGCCGAACGTGGAGCCGAGCGCGGCATTCGGCGGAAGCCCGCCAGCCTCGCGCGCCATCTTGACCGCGTTGCCGATGCGCTTCGACAGATAGAGCATGATGAGGTTCGGACAGGCGCGCGCCGCGTCGAAGGCATCCCGACGCCAAGCCGGATCAACCTCGTTATCCCAAATGTCGCCGAGGCTGAGCGAGAAGACGAAGGCGGGCTTGCCAGCAGCCGCGGCGGCGCGGTCCCATTTGCGAAGCTGCGCCCATGTACTCGGCGACGTCCGGACGCGCGGCTTGCCGGCGCCCCATTCGACGCGCCCATAGCGGTGATCCATGAGCACTTCGGCGTAGCAGTTATGGCAGGGCGGCCCGACCTGGGTGCAGCCGATCCACGGATTGAAGGTGTGATCGGTCCATTCGATCTTGCTGTTCTCAGCCATCAGGGCCTCCCGTGCCGAAATTGGTTTTCACGAACGTGCGATTTCGCTACGTCACAGGGGCGCGAGTTTTCACGGAACAGGCGCGAACAGTGGCGGAAAACCGCCATTCCTTCATAACCAACCGTAAACGATAACGCCAGCTTTTCCGCCATTTTTCGGGCCGGTTTTCTCTCGGTTTTCATGTTCGCCTCGCGTTCTCCCACCGAAGAACGGCGGATTCTGACAGCTTCTTGCGGTTCCGCTTCTTGGCGTAGTGCTCGATCATGGTCATTGACTGGCCGGTGATCGCGTTCACCTGGGCGGCGCTGCACTCGGCCTCCAGCAACCCGTTGACCGAGTTTTTCCGCAGGCCATGCGGCACGACCTTGTAACCCTGCTCGGCGGCCCATTCCTGAAGCCGCTCGCGCACCCGGCCCTGGCTGTAGGGTGCGCCGTTCGGCTTGGCGATGATCGTGCCCAGCCCTCGCGGGTGCGCACGCAGGACAGCGCGCAGGTCGGAATGGATCGCGATGACAAGCTCATCGTCGGTCTTCTCCTGCTTGACCGCCATGTGCTCGTAGTCGCCGAGGATCTTGCGCCAGCCCATGGCGCAGGTGTCCCCGATCCTCTGGCCCCCGAAATAGAGCAGGTTGCTGACAAGCCGAATGAACGGGTCATCGGCTGCCAGTGCCTGCTCGAGCAGTTCTTCGGGCCACGGCTCATGCTCGCCGAGCTCGTAGGGGTCGATATTCTCGGCCGGGTTGGCGGCGACCAGCGAGACCTGCGGTTTCTTCGCCCATGAGTACATGGCGGAAAGCGTCTTGATGCAGAGATTGGCGGCACCGGGCCTGTCGGCCAGCTTCAGGTGGAGTTGGTGAACGTCGCGCGGCTCGACCTCGGCGGCCGGGAATCCCTCCAGCTCGGCCGCGATGACGCGCAGATAGGTTTCGTAGGCCGAGACGGTCGCCGCGGCGAGGGGCTTTCTGCGCTTCGCCCAGCTTGCCCGCCAGCGCTCGCACAGCATTGGCACGGTGAGGATGAATTGCGCCGGCTGCGATCGGCCCTCGCGGGTGTCCTTCAGGCTCGCATATTCGCGGTGGAAGGCGCTGTCGTGATAGTCGGGCAGGCGCACGAATATCTTCTTGCCCTTCGGGTCGGTCTGCCCCGTGTCAAAATAGAGATAGACGCGCCCCTTGGCGTGCTTGCGGTGGACCCATTTGGGAAGCTCAGCCGGCAGCATAGAGCTTCGACCCTTTGCGGAAATCAGGGACCGCTTCACCGCTCAACCTTTCCAGGGCAGCGTCTAGCGCGACACGGCTCCAGCGCTCGCCGTCCACCACCACGACTGGCAGGGGGAGGCGGCCAGATGCTACGCCGCGCTCGAACTCGGCTACGGGAAGGTCGCAATAGGCCGCCGCCCAGTCTCGGCGCAACATGCGAGGCCAGTCTGGAAGGCTGCGGGCCATGTATCAGGCACCCCTACGCCTGATCGAAGCGGCCGAAGGCCGGCGAGACGCAACGAAGATTGCGGCTCGATCCGAAGGACGAGAGCAGGTTGCCCGAAGCCGAAGGCGAAGGGACGTCCAGAATAGAGGGGGAGTATCCATGATTACTCCTCTGAGTGCTGGTGGGGTTGCTGAACTGTTTGGGCGCCTTCCTGCTTCGCAGGTTCTCGATCCAGCCCGACGAGTTCATCAATCGACTGCATCGGCCGATGGCTGGCCTTGGCGCGCTCCAGCGGCGAGAGCGTGGCAAAGGCGCCCGTGCCTCCGCACTTCGGGCAGAACACATCGCCTCCGTAGAGGCCGTGCGTCGGGCAAACCCAGAGGCTCATGCTGCGTCCCTCGCTTCCTTCGTCAAAGTCATCATCGCAGGTTCATCTTCGCGCGCTCGGTGGCGTTGACCGACCGCCAGATATCCACGCGCAGGTCGTTGGATTTCACCTTCGCCTGCAGCCGCTCGCTCTCGTAATTGGCGGCGATCCATTCGTCTGACAGGTCGCCGTAGGGTTTCGATGCTCGGGCATACTTCTCGGCGGCGGCGGCGCTCTTGCCCTGGTCCATGTGGCTGATCGCAACGGCGGCAAAGGTGCGCTTCATGCGCTCCTCAAGCTCGGCCACCTTCGCCTTGGCGACAGCCGCCTGATCGAGCGTCACCTCGATTTCATCGATCCGCTTGTCGAATGCTTGCGTCATCGCGTTCACGGCTTTCCTCCCACAGCCTCTCCGCCTCCGCGAAGAGATCGATCCCGTACTTTTCGAAGAAGCCACGATGGCTCAGCCGCTCGACGCTGAGCGGGTCCGAAATCTTCGGATCGAAGATGATTTGATGGTACTCCGGCGCCAGCGGCACGACGCGCCGGGGCGACCGCCGGAGCCGCCCGCCATGAATGGTCGACGTGACGTGATGGACCGTCGCTGGCCTGCCGGAAACGAGGCAAGGCATCTCCGCGACCCGGGCGATATGCCGCCGTTCCTGCGCCGTAGGCTTCTCGCGGGCGCGCGGCTTGATGCGCTCGTACTGGACGCGCTCCGGCGCCTTTCTGCGCGGCCGGTCCCGCTTCCGTTTGAGCGGCGTGCGGCGCATTCATGCCGCCTGCCTCTCGTAAGCCGCGCGCAGCTTGGCGACCGTCTCGTCAACCTCGCCGAGGAAGTCGACGACCAGAGCCTCAAGCCGCTTGATCTCGTCATCGTCGCGCTGGACCCGCTGCACGAACAAGCGCATGGATTCCGGCAACCGCGGATCGTAGCTGGCGAAGTCGCACCAGGCGCGGCCGGTGCAGGCAAGCTGCCACTGGATCTGCGTCAGATATTTGGCGGGGACGGACTGCCCAAGCAACGTCGCTATATGCGTCGCGGTCTGCGGGCATTTCAGCTCGAGCAATCCGTCCTCGCCTATCAGGCCGTCCGGTGACGCGCCCGACATCTCGATCTGGGGGTGATCGACGAAGCCGACTTCCACAACGTCAACGTCCTGCCTGAAACTGTAAGCCTCGCGTGCCTCGGGCTCCGTCTCGGTGCCGTGCCGCATGGCCGGGTTCGTGTAGCCCTCGTTCGGAATGCCGGTGAGGCGCTCAACGACGAGTTCGGCCTTGTAATTGTCCCGGCTGGCGCCCCAGCCCTTCTGCGTGCGGGCGATCGCCTCAGCCAAGCGAGAGGCCGTCACCTTCCCGCAGCGGGCCGCGCGCCATTCCTCGGAGCGCTGTTCCATCATTTGCCACCAGTCAGAAAGGCGTCAGCCGCAGCCGGGTTCTTCTGGCGCATGGTGGCAACTGCGCGCTCGTATTGGGCCGCCGGGAGGTCGCGGAGGCCCTCGATACGCATCAGGCGGCAGAAGCGGCCCAAGTCGGCGCCGACAGCATCCTTGAGCCCATTGAGCGTCTCGAATTGCTGCTCGTTGATCGGCGTGACGTCTCCGTTGCCGTCCCTGTCTTCCTCGCCGACCGCGATGTTGAAGATGCCCTTCAGAAGGTAGCGCGCGCCATATGAGCCCGCCGCCCCTGCGGCGTGCGTCTTGGTCATAACGTCGCCACCCTTGGCTCCCTTTCCGTCTGCGGGCATGTCGCGGTGATAGGTGCGGGTATGGCCGGCGACGTGCGAGACATAGCAGAGCACGCGGACATGCTCAGGCTTGGGTGACTCGCCTTCGTCGAAGCTGAGCGAGAAGCCGTGGTGCGTGTAGATCGGCCGCAACGCTCGATCGAGCTTGTCATAGGTCGCATAGCGGCTCTTGGTCTGAGGGTTGCTGGCATTGGCTGCGATCGGGCGCATTTCAGCCTGGCAGGCGTTCATGGCGACGTTGAAGGCAGTCTCCGCCTCCCGCGCCAGAACTCGCTCCTGCATGGCGAACAGGCGCTCCATCTTGTCCACGTCGACGGACGGGTCACGCGCGGCGCGCTCGATGACGGAGAGGATGCCGCCGGATAGGTCGCGCACTTCGGCAGGCGGGCCGGACTCTTGGGGGGCGATTTTCGTAGCCATAGGAAGTGTCTCCTGCATGAAAGGTCGGCGCAGTTCGGGGATCTCGGTTCCGCTCATTGCCGCGGCCTTCCCCAGACTTCGCGCACCAGATCGCCAAGAATGTCGTGGCGCTTCGGCGGGTTGTCGTAATGCCAGGCAAGGCGCTCAGCCGCGGTCATGACGCCGCCGGCTGCTTCCGGGTCATCCATGATCTCGGCAAGCTCGCGTGGATCTCGATACGGGATGCTGTTCTCAGTCATATTGGGTTACTCTGGTTTGCTGTGATTTGAAGGACTTAGGGGCGCCTGCCGCGCTTCGCGCGTCACCGGGCCTGCGGGCTTCGCCCTGAGCCGCCTGCGGCGTCTCAGCCCTAGCGGGCGCTAGTCCCATGGCGCGGGTCACGCGGCTTCTCCTGCGAATAGCGAGCCCTGCCGCTGCGCGTCCTCGATCCGCTTGCAAGCGATGTCGAAATATGTCGGGTCGATCTCAATGCCGATGAAGTCGCGGCCGACCCGATGGCAGGCCTCCCCTGCGGTTCCGCTGCCCATGAAGGGGTCAATCACCGTCTCGCCCGGATCGCTGAACCAATTTACCAGCCAATTTTGATGGATCAGCGCGCGGCTGCAGGGGTGGCCATTTGGAGGCCTGTCGCTAGGCTGAGCCTTTGGTGCGACGCTCGGGATTACATTGCGACCTTGTACCTTCTTGACGGCGCTCCCGAAGGCATAGGCGCACTCGTTCCCGCCCAAGACGCGGCCCAGGTAGCCAGGCATGACGTATTGCAGCCATGCCACCTGCTGAAAGCGGAGTGTGGACGGGATCGCCCGAAGGATGCGCGGATCGCTGTCGTTCCGCATGACGATGACGATCTGGCGCAAGTTGTCCGGCAGCCGCTCAGCCATCGCCGCCAGCAAGCCCCACGGATCATCGGCGCCGGGAATGAGGTTCGGCGGGCAATTCGGCCAAACGGGATCGGTGATGACAACCTCGCCCTGCAGCGTCGGCAGGATCTCGCGACAGTCGCCAAGGTAGAGCGTGGCGCGGCCGATGGTTTCAACGCGCGTCACGGCGTCACCACCAGTGCCAGCCAGACGGCCAGCGGAAAGCCGATGACGAAGAGCAAGTCGCCCGCGATAGTGAGGAGCGCCCGGCAGGGCTGAGACCCGCTTGCGGGGCTCAGGGGCGTAGCCCCGCCCGAACGGTGCCCGAAGGGCAATCGCCCAAACAGCCCGCGCATAACTAGAACCTCCCCTCAACACTAAAGCCCTCAGACTCACCGCGGGCACTTTGCGGGTAGCGCTCACGAATGGCTTCCGTGGCGACCTTCAGTGCGGCCTCGATCAGCTTCGCCCGCTCGCGTCCGACGACGCTGCAGAGAAAGCGCGCGTCCGAGATCGGCCCGACGCAGATCGAATATTCGGCGTCCTCCGGGTCGTCGTCCTCGTCATTCGAAGCGTGCTCGTAGGCGTTGAACTGCTGTCCGGCAGCGATGCGTTCGGCGACCCACGGCAAGCAGGCGATTGCTTCACCGAACTGCTCGCGACGTTCTGCGAAATTCGGGCGATTGATCTCGCTCATCTCAACCCCTTCCCTGCCTCAAGTCGTCCGTGGTGGGATCTAAGGGTTGGGCGTCTGTCGTCGGCGCTGCCGACGCCACCGCGCTACCCGGTCCTTCGGACCCGAGCCCGCAAGCGGTCTCGGCCATTCGGCGGGTATCGACTGACGCAGGCGCGCCGCCTCGAACGATCGCTTTCATCAGCCGGTCTGCTTCGCCTTGGTGGTAGGCTAGCTGTTCGCGCAATGGCTTGTCCCGCAGCGCCTCCGCTTCGGCGGGCGGCGATGAGAGGAGTTCGATGATCCGCGTGACGAGGGGGCCGGGGCCGTACCACGGGCTATCGTCGTCGGTCGCGAATGCCTCGCAAGCCCGCAGAGCGGCGTCGAGCGCCATCACGTTCTCGTGCGGCACATGGTGGACGGGGGGATCATCGTCCGTCCTGTCCTCGCTGTCGTCGAGCGC